TTCTGCGTAAACAAACCCAAGCCGAGCAGTTGATTGCTTTGATCCGTCAACAGATCGGCTTGGGTTTGTTTACGCAGAACGTAACAGCGGCAAGAGATCATCGTGATGCGGCACTCGAAGCGATAGGCAATTTGTAGGGAGCTATGTTCTCCTCCAAAGCAGTAATCATTGGGCTTTCTGTCTGCATCGTTGCGCTCGTGTTTGCGCTGTTGGAGCGTGATCTCGATGCAAAGGTTGCGGTAGACTGTATGGACCCAACTGAGCGAGAGAATATACGCGGTCTTACACTCCAGGCGATCAATGATGGATTTAGTAACCAGATAAAGCTGTTGTTTGAAATGTGGATGAAAGATTCGAATGACCAGCCACGCCGAGCTATGGTTGGAACGAACAATGCAGTAAACGCTCATATTAGGGCGCGTAAGCAAGCACTAGCTTGGGACCCTCCGGCTTGTTAATCCTCTAACTCTTGTGTGAGTCACACAAATGGCCGACAACCTCGACGCGATCGATCAAGGCAACGACACGACGGACGTGTTTGATCCGGATAAGCCTATGGTCGAGGACGCACCTCCGAGGCCACAGCCGCTCTATCAGATTTACGAGGGGTCTAAAGTAGTTGTCAGCAAACAGGTTGGCAAGTACTGGAAGAATGTGTTCGATGCGGCGATGACGTCTTACTCACAGACGCGGCTTGTATGGGAGGAGGTCTATCGCTACTATAACCATAACCAGTCGAAGGCGAACTACACGCCTCGTGGGACTTTTCATCGTGGTGACTCGTCCGAGAATATCATCTTCTCGAACTTGAACATCATGCTGCCCGCGATTTACAGCCGCAATCCTGACATCACTTGCTCGACGAATGACAAAGCCGACGAGCCATTTACGAACTGTTTGCAAGCTGTGCTCAACGCTGTATTCCAGCGTAAGAACCTGATGAATGTTAAGAACAAGGTGAAGCGTGGTGCTGGCTTTGCGTTGTTGACTAACTTCGGCGCGCTCAAGATCGATTGGACGAAGAAGGACGACTCGGTTGAGATGGCGCTCGAAGAGGTTCAGCGTGTCAGTCAGGAACTAGTCACTGCGAAGAATCAGGCTCGCGTCGAAGAACTCTACGGACAGCTTGCCTCGCTCGAATCGTCCATGGACGTGCTTAAACCGGGCGGACCGAGCATGAGTGCAATTATGCCACACAACTTGATTATCGATCCATTCGCTGAGGAGCCGGATGGTAACGATGCAAAGTGGATGGCTGAAAAGGTTTGGTATCCGACAGCCGGACTAGCTGAGAAGTTCACGTATAAAGACCCAGAAACTGATGCAGATGCGCTCGACGCACCGCGAAAGCTTATCTACAAGCCTACGCATCAGGCATCGCTGAGTGCTGGTCAAGGTGGCCAACGCGATGATGGCTTGGGAATGGTTCTGCGCTCGTTGAGTGGCGATACCGCAGATCAACCATTGAGCTTCGAAGACCCAGAGCGTCGTGCGTATATTGATCAATACTTCACAGAGTGTGTCCTGCTTTGGGATAAGCAGATGCGTCGCGTGTACCTGTTCCACTCGGAAGACTGGTCATGGCCGTTGTGGGTATGGGACGATCCTCTTGGAACGAGTAGGTTTTTTCCGTACTTCATTATCGGTTTCATAATGAGTACGGGAGGAACCGTCAGTGCTGGCGAGAGCGCATACTACCTCGACCAACAGGACGAGATTAACGACATCAATCGGCAGATGGCACGCATTCGTCGAAGCGTATTCGATAATTTCTACTACAATTCCGACGTCATTACGCCGGATGACGCCGAAGCGTTTGTTAAAAGTCTACGTGGTGAGACGCAAGGGGCGAAGAAACTTTTGGGTATTAAGGCGGGTGAGAACGGTAAGATACAAGATTGTATTCAGGCATTCGCACCGCCATCACTTCAGTTTGAACAGCTATTTAATAAACCGGCAATTCTCGAATCGATTAATCGGATCACGAATACAAGCGACGCTCTACGCGGGGTACAATTCAAGACTAATACTAACGTCGCGAGTGTTCAATCGTATCAGGAGTCCATGAGACTCAGTGTTGGTGCGAAGGTTGATGTGATCGAGGATACGGTTGCAGATATTGCGTTGTCGCTGGCTGAGTTGTGTGTGCAGAATTATGATCAGCAAGACGTTGCCAGCCTCGTTGGTGACGCGATGGCAGCTGCGTGGGAGCAGATGGATGTTAAGACGTTCACGCAGAAGATCAGTGTGGAGATTGTTGCAGGTTCGATGGAAAAACCAAATTCCGTATTTAAGAAGAAGGAGGCAATTGAGGTTGCTCAAGCAGTTGGACAGTTTGCGCGTGCGGCGCCTGGATCGGTGACCAAGATTATGCTTGGCGCATTACAACAGGCGTTTACTGAGTTGACGATTAAGCCTGAAGACTGGTCAATGATTGATCAGGAAATCTCGGCGTCGATGCAAAAGGGCGTGTCGATACCAGGGGCTGGAGGAGGAGCCCAGCCTGGAAGACCAGCGGGCGTTGGAGCCGATCCACAACAATTGATGGAGCGTGCGAGACAACTGCCGCCGGAGGATAAAGAACAGATACAACAAATGAGTCAATCCGGTGCCGACGGACCGACGATATTGAAATTCATCCAATCACGCACAGGAGCAGGATAAATGGCTGAGAAGAACCTGTCGAACACGGCAGCGGAAGATACCGTATTCGAAAACCTCGGACTCACTCGAGCAGACCTTGGCATTGAGGACCAAGGGAGTGGGAATGAAGACCTCGATCAGGGCAGTGGAAATGAAGACCTTGATCAAGGTTCAGGACAAGAGGATTTTCAATTCGGTGACATCGAGGATCAGCAACAGCAACGACAGCCAACGCGGGACCAGCAATCTCGTGTGAGTCACACAGACTCTCGACTGCCACAAGGTGCCGAAGTCAAGGCGGATGCGAAGGGGAACCTTGTCAATGCTCAGGGCCAGATTGTGGCTCGGGCTGGTAAAGAAGCTCGTTTGTATCAAGACCTACACAAGACGCGACAACAAGTTCAGGGTTTCGAGCGGCGTATTAATGATGCTGAGGGTCGCGTTCGTAAGGCTGTAGAAATTGGTCGTGGGCTGCATGAAAGGTTGACGACGTTGCAGGCCCAGGCTGATTCCGTAAAACAGTTTGGGCTGGATCAGGGTGAGCATTTGACCGCCTTGCGTCTGTTCAAAGAGCTTCGAGACAACCCACAAGCAGCCATAAAAAATATCTTGACAAGAGCCGCAACAAATGGTATAAATGTAGCTGAGCTAGGTTTGACTCCAGGCGGAATCGATTCCAAGTCACTGATCGATGTCATCCGTCAAGAGTTAGGTTCAGCGATGAACCCCCTCCGAGAATCCACGGAGGCGGCGAGGAAGGCCAAGGAAGTCGCGGACAGACAAGAAGCACGTACCCGCGAAGTCCAAGGTGAAGTAGCTAACTTCTTCGACTCGAACCCGGACGCTCGCCAATACCTTCCGGTGTTTACACAGACGATCCAGAAATTCCCAGGGATGACCCTTGGGGAAGTCTGGGCACGTATTCAGTTACAACTGGCAACGAACCCCCGACAGGGGCGTACGAACTCGCAGAGGCCCAACGGCCGAACGCGAAGTCTCCCAAATGGCCGGGGCGCACCGATGAATGGTGGCGACGGCGACATCGCACCGGTTACAGAATCCTACGACGCAATTATACAGAAGGCTATGCGCGAAGCTGGGATGACGAACTAGTGTGATTCACACAACTCTAATGGAGACTTGGCACCATGCCAGCCCTTGACACCGTGATCAATGCAATGCTGACGCGGAGTCGTGCGAAGCTTATCATGGCCTCGGCGATTTCCGGTACTGTCAGCGCCTACCTACATGCTAAGAAGCGTGTAGTTGTGGAAGACGGCGGACCCCAGATCAGCAATCCGTTGATTGTCGGTCTGAACCCGAACGTCACGTCGATGCAGTACTATGATCAAGTTCCTGTCAACCAGACCAACGAGTTCACGACGGTTAACTATACCATGAGTCGCGTCGTGGGATCGCTGATCATTTCGGATCAGGAAGAAGATGAAAACCAAGGTCGAGCTGTCATCTTTAAGATTCTCAAAGGCAAGATCATGGCGCTCGACGAATCTATCTCACGTCAGTTCGCCACTTACCACACTAGCATTGGAACTGGAACTGATCCGAATGGCCTTGGGAATCTCGTCCCAGCCGATCCCACCACAGGGTCAGTCGGTGGTATCAGTCTTGCGACCGAATCGCAATGGCGAACGTCAAGTTACAACTTCGCCGGAACCCTCACGCCAGAGAATATCGAAGAGGCTTTTGACGACATCATTGAACTAGACCTGAACCGTTCGAGTGATGGTCAGGCGTCGCCGAAACCTACGGTCATCTTCGCAGGCCGCAATATCTATCGTATGCACAAGGCTGCGGCACGCGATAAGACCGTGATTCAGCTTGGCGAAACCGGTACCGGTAAGAAGCTGATCAACCTTGGCATCACCGGCACGACACACAATGGCATCCCGCTGTTGTTCGACGAGAAGCTTCCGCCGAACGTCGCCTACTTCATCAATGAAGAGTATCTGACGCTGCACGTTCTTCGCGGTGTCA